TGGAAGGCCGGGATATATGAGAGGCACGTTAGGGTAGGTACCCGGGGTATAACCCGCACCCCCAACAAGACTCCCCAGCGTTTTCAAGCCGAATTGTTGAATTTCAACAACGGTCGCACCACTGGGAATCGAAGAAGCGCTTGCGATTTGCAGAACCTCGACAGTCGGATCGTAGGAGTCAGATGTCGCAATAGCAGAACCTGAAGTGGTGTTAACAGTGACTGAAGTAACTACTTCTTGAACGCTTTGCACCCACTCAGCGTTTATCGGATACTGAAACACTTGAGAGAAATAACCCGCTGACCTTCTAGCACCCACGGCACCACCAGCGTCGTACCATGTGTTCTCGCGAACGTTGTAAATAATAGCATCATTACATTCGATCGAATCACCCCTGGGGTAAAACCACCAAATCTCGCCGAACCTTGGAACTTTGGTAGCCCAGACCTTTTGTCGCTGGTTGTAATTAAGATTGTCGAAGAAATAGTTTTGATTCATATTATTCGGAACTTCTTTAACGACGCCGTTATAAAGCATAAAGCGGTCAGAAGCGACCCAATAATAAATGCCATCATATTCGATAGCGCATTGTCCAGACAATATCGAAGTTTGACTCGTTACGATGTCGTATCTCCAGAATGCAGGGGGCGTTCCCACACCGCCAATGTACGAAACCCTCACCAACGAATCGAGTGACCAAAAAAGCCCCGCAGGTGCGTTTGAGCCGCCGCGCACAGGAAGACCCTGCACGATTTTGCCCGTTGCCACGTTAGTTTCGTTTGCGTCGACGCCGACCCAATCGTCAGGATTCCCTGCCGCGCAATTCCTGATTAACCCATCATTGCCATACACGAATATGTAGGGGTGCAGAACTACGACTCCACCAGACACCGAAACTTCGTTATCTATCGTGAGCGTAGACGACCCAGTGGTTGTTGCTGCATTGTCGATGGTAAACGTGGTCGTAGATGGTACGTCCACCACATACGTATTCGCGGGAATGCCCGTTCCAGATACTTTCTGCCCTATACCGATCAGCGCGGTGGTGGCCACAGTTACAGTAGTAGAAGAGGCGAGAGTCGCTGCTATCGTGAACACGCCAAGCGGACCCATGGTGGTGCCAGTAACGTCCCCGATCAACACCGGAGTGTTTGTTTCATTTGCTATTGCTGCCAGATTCTGGCCAGGATGAGCCACAATCGAGGCGATACCCCCCTCACGATTGAAGAAGCCATCGAACTGCCATAGGTTAAGGGGGCTCGACGTGAATGAACTCAACGTGAAGTCAGCAAGTCCAGAGCCGTCGCCGTTGGAATTAATAGTTAACGATTGCACCCCTCCAGCATAACCGCTGAAAACGTCCGTAACGCTATTTCGGGGATTTACCCATATACCTCTGGATGGCCCAGATAGTTTATCCGCAATGATCCTATACCCGCGAATCTTTCTTGGCCTGCCTCTTTGGAATCGCACCCACAGACCGTCGACATAATACTCTTTGTCGAACACTGTTCCATCGCGCTGTATCCCCGCTTTGGTGTCGAGAGCAAAGACCTTGGCGGTCATTAAAAGGTGCCCCCCGAAACGCCCCCTAGAAATGTCCCCACGCCGGGTAATGTCATGCCGCTTGTGTTCCAGGTAACGACGTTTGTGCCCAGCACAGCCAGACCCATAGCACCGGAAGATGGCCTGTACAGACCCGTGCCTGTCTCCAGCGCGAAGTAAAGAGATGGAGCCGACACCGAACCGTTTAGCAAGGCAAGAGATGTGGCACCGGCCGTTATGGTTGAGCTTGCAGCCACGATGTTGACTGAATCACAAATCAGAATGGTTTGTGCGTTTGCTGGAACTGTCGCTGAAGCACTCCCCGCAACACCAGTCGAGAGAGTGAGCGAGTAATTGTTCACCGTGGGATCGACGGCATTTTGGACGTAATATACTTGAATAGTAGGGGGTACTTGGATGGTGACATTCCCGGCGAGGGTACCCACATATTTCTGAATCGTATTCGACGCTTCCGCACTTGTGAGAACGTAGGTACCGCTGGACACCAACTTCGTGAGCTGCGAGAAGTTAAACTGAGTGTTTCTACCAAGGCCTACAGTGAAAAAAGCCGAACCGGAATTAACGACGAATGCGCTGTCACTCGGTTGAAGGACGATACTAAGAGAACCATTAATGAAATCGGAACCGCTAGTATTGATTGTTAAAGACCCGGTGCCGCTGTTGCGTACCATAGTGAACCAATTATTCCCAAGGGATGACGCAGAACTAAGGGTAAATGTCCCCGCTCCACCCAACCAAGTCAGGAACTTCGCCCTATCTGTGTCCAGTACGGTGTAATTACTTGAATGCGACACCACTGGATGGCTTTGATTCAGAGTCAAGCCTACTGCCAACAAACCATAACCGGCTAGCGTAGCCGCATCGGCACCAGAAGAACCTATGCCGAAAGCGATAATGCCCCAAGTACCGGAATCGTCTGGGTTATCGGTGATGTATATGTACTGAGCCTCACCAGCCGCCACCGTTACAATGCTGTTCTGGCCATCAAAATCATACACAGTGAACGCGAAGGAACCAGTGTTGCGAATCATGGCGTCCTGGCCGACTGACGCTTGATTCGCTGGAGGCATCCAGAGCTGAAGGTTAGGTCCCGATGGCGCGACCTCCATAATTCGAGCTGCGTAGTCGCCGGTATAGCTACCGTTTATCGGCCATTCTAACTGCGTATTCGCAGTTAGTGTGATGGATCGATACGAAACGTCAGTGGGCTGGATGACGTTTCCGGTAAATGGGCTGTTGTAACTCATGCGTCTAACACCATAGATTGACGATCAACGATCCGAGTCAGGTCTTCGCTCTTCAAAGCTGCGACGATTTCGGCATATTCCTGTTTCCAAACGGCTATCCTACCGTCATTCTTTATAAACGGCATGGCCTGCAGCAGAGACCCGTAAAGCATGGCCTGCGGCGCATACTGGGTAAACCAATTGGTCTGATTGCTGGAATCGAGTGGTTGCGCCCTCTCGTAATATAACACTTCGAACGTATACGCGCTGTCCGGTGTCGGAGCGATCAACCAGTGAGTGTAGTCATAATCGCAGTAGTATTTGGGTACACTCTGGTCTGTCGCCACCGGCCAATACTCACGCAAATACTCATACTTGCGCAGCAAGACCGGTTGCTTGGTCCCACCCACCGTGACATTCATGGATACCGTTTTGCGCCAACGGGCCGGTTTGTCAATCACCGGTTGCCCTTGAACCATGGTGCTCGTGTTGACGATTAGGTTACCCAGAAACTTGATGTCGGACGCGAGCTTCTGCTCACAAAGCATGATGAACAGCGGAATCTTGCTGACCGTAGCCGCGTCATTTCGCTCAAGATACTGTTGGATATCTTGAACTAGGCTGTCGTAAGTCATTACAGCCGCTGTCGTCATAGGACCCCCTTAACGGACCGGTAAAATATTTTACCACGTGAAAACATCTCGAACAACTAGTTCGAAAGGAAAAATACCTTTTCTTCCTTGCGCCGACGATCCAGCCCTGCGAGCACTTTACCCCCGCCCTTGTTCCAAAGCAATAAGGCATCTGCTGCGGCTTCAAATTCCATGCGATTTGCCTTGATGCGGACGGTAGAACGCTGGAGGTTGCCTAACCCTACGTTAAAGGAAAAAGAGACCAAAGCGTCAAAGCGGCCTTGATGCCCAACAGCAGGGGGAACAAGTCGAAGAACACCGCGTTCAAAATCTGCGACATCCTGCGCGAAGAGATCATCAATTTCTTGCTTTGTCCAGACACGGTTGTCCTCCGGTTTGAGTGGATACTCACTGCGAATCATGGGGATGTCGGCTTTGGTCTTTCCTTCTGGCCGGAACATCGGCAGGCGGATCTGCTCTTGGTACAGCACATGGCCATATCCAATTGTCCAGATGTGCGCCGGACACAGGTACGGGCGGTTCTTACACCCCTCGTACTTGTGCATCATCGCAGCACCGGCCTTGCTCAGTTTCACTTCTTGCTCCACTGACGCGAACCGAACCAAAATCCAATGATCCCGCCCAGCATGGCCATCTCGTCGCTGGAGAAGATCAGACTGCTGTACTTGACCACATCGTCGATGCTGGTGATCAGTGTCGGGTGATTCCACAGGTACACCGCCATGAAGGCGTTGATCAGCACAAGCTCGATCACAAAGATGTAGGTCACCGTCGGGCGCACAGTGCCGACATAGCTGGCAACCCATTTGTGAGCCTTCTCCAACACTTGCTCGTCATGCTTGAGCGCAGCCTCGGTCATCTGCGCCTCGGTCTGCATCATGACCTGATCGGTGCGGATTTCCTCGATGCGCTGCTGGGCGGCGTACCCCTGAGCGGCCAAGGCAAGCTCCCGCTCGTTTTGGAGCCGCGCAAGGGCAAGCTCGTGCTTCTGGTCGCTCTTGTTCTGGAAGAACTCAAGCAGCTTTGGCAGGCCGCTGATCAGCAAGCCACCGAGGGTAGAGATGAGGGACAGCATTATTTGACTCCTTTTGCAATACGCTCGCGCTCTTCAAGCAGGCGAACCTTGACCTGAAGATCGTTGATGTGGGTCATCAACTGCTCCTTGAGAACAGCCCTGCGCTCCGCGCTGATCGGGCTATCAGTGGGCACGCCCTCTTTGGTGATCAAGGCAGGCATCTGCCCCTCAATCTTCGTCAGGCGCTCAGAGAAGGACGCAACCTGTCCGAGCAGCCATGCCAGCGCAGCCACCACGATGGGAATGACCGCCTTAAGTACGTCAGACCAAGCCATTACAGGTCACCTCGTGATCCAGATCGCCGCGAAGATCGTTCCGGCCATTGACACAAGCATGATGCCAGCAGTCTTCATCATGATGGCCTCAATGCGCTTGAGTCGAGCGTTGATCTGCTCGTACCTAATTGCACACACTTCCTCATGCGTAGTCAGCCTTGCATCGGTAGCGTTCACTGTACTCATCTCACGAACCCCTTATTTTATGCTCAAAAGAAAGCGAAGAAGTTGCCAGGGGCTACCACAGTGCCGTTGATATAGCTGACTGACAAATAGTCAATCCCGCCACCAGCAGTAAAACTCAGCCCCGTGTTGTTGCCGCCATCGGTGGAGTTTGCGCCCATCAGCCAAGCGCTGGACTTTTGTAGTGTTGTTTGGGCTGCTGTATTTGTCCCAAGTTGAAGCAAATTGCCCAAAACGCCGTTAAGGTTGAATGCGGTAAAAATATTGGTTTGACCGGGGTCAAATTCCACTCTCCCTATTGCCGTGTTGGTAATGTTGGCAAACTTGTTACTACCTAAAACTCTAAGTGCGCCGGTACCGCCTTGGTTGAGCGTTGGGTAAGTTTGAATACCCCCGCCAACAAAGTTTTTGTTGGACGCGCTTATAAGGCTGATTGTGCCCGTGCCTGTTACGGTTAAATTTGCAGGGCTTGCCACGTTCCAAGCGGTAAGTCCAGACAGGGTCCAAGTTCCGGAACCAATAGCAACTGTTCTGACGTTTGCCGCCGTTAAACTAACAGCCGAAGCACTACCTGTTAGTGTGACGTTGTAATTGTTAGCGTCAAAAGTTCCGGTAGTAATCGTTAGCGCGCCTACGTTGCTTCGGTTTGATAAAAAGGCGTCTAGCAGCGTAAGAACGCCCCCCGGTTTAGTTACGTTAATCGATTGAGTAAAGGTCCTACCAGCGCTTGTAATTGTTTGACTGCTTGGCCCCGTAAAAACCAGATTTCCGATTCCAGTCATCGTAGTGCCTGTACCGTTAATCAAGTTGCCGTAAATCGGCAGTGTAGTCGTACCCGTTGCCAGCGTCATCGTGTTGCTGGTACGGGCACTCATGTCAATCGTGCCAACATTGTAAGCGATGCTGATCGTAATTGTTGCCCCGCTATTTAAACCTGTTGCTTCAAATAGCGCAGTGTCTTGTGCAAGAGGAAAGTTGTTTACCGCTGGCGTGCCACCAGAAGACGTTGCCCACCCCGTTGCATTCCAATTACCACCAGCAGCAAGGTTCCAATACTTTGTGGTTCCAGCGCCAAACGTAATCCCACTGTTGCCTTTAGCGTCACCCAACCGAGTACCAGACACAGGAGCAGCAGCACCAGCAATGGTGATGTCACGGAAGTCAATGTCTGTTGGAGCAGAAACAGCAGCGCAAGTCAGAGTTCTGGTTGTACCGATGGTGCTTGATCGAACAAACGTCCTGCATGTTGCGTCTGTTCCTGCGGAGAGCGTCAGAGTGCCGCTGATAGTTGTGTTTGCCGTGATTATAAACCCACTTACGCCCGCTGATGCCCGGCCAGCAATCGTAATGTTTCTAGCGGAGGAGACATTCTCAAGCGACGAGTTAGTAATTGCAGTTGATGTGTATTGAATGTCATAAAAAGCTAGCCCGCCCCCAACGACAGAAGGGCCAGTAGAAGAACAAACAATGCTTGATGTTCCCGCGTTAAAAGTCAGCCCTGTACTCGTTGTAAAATTGACGACGATAAAACCGCTCAACGTAAGCGTAGAACTACCTAGGTTAATCGTTCGTGTGTTGCTGTTGTTTGAGCTTAGTTGTGTGGCAGTGATGTTGAAGTTGTTAGTGGTGAAGGTTCCTTGGGTGACTGTGATTGGACTAGAACAAGTCAACGTGCCGCCAAGACTCAATGTTGCGGCGGAAGCATTAATCGTCACCGAAATTACAGATACGTTGTAATTTGTAGTAACAATAATGGATGCAGTGTCGATTGTCACATCGTCAGCAGCGCCGGGAACAGACGCCCCACCAGCCCCGCCAGATGTTGCAGACCAGTTAGCTGTGGTGGTCGCGTCCCAAGTGTTTGTACCACCGACCCAAAATCTAGCGGCCATGTTTACTCCTGCAAAATTTCAACAGAGGTTTCTTCGACAGGGGTTTCTTCGACAGGGGGCGCAGTAATAACTGCGATCCAGTTGTCCCGACGCTGCGCCTTCATTTCCTCAATCTGTTCCTCATTCAAACCGTGGTCATCAGGCAGATGGAGGGCATCGGCAAACTTGCCGTATGGTGTTTCAAATTGAAAATCGATCTTGATCATGATTTAAGCCTGCGTTGTAACAGCAACCACGTCCCAGACTGTATCTGCGCTGTTGTAAATACACCCCACATAAGTCGTCTTGGTAGCTACTGTGGTTGTTGGTAAAACCGTGCCAACCACACGATAAATCGCATTCCAAGTCAAAGCTCGCGCAGTACCGTCGTCCTTAATCCGCAGCACAAGTTTCTGCCCGTCGACGGGTGTTCCACTAGGTGCCGCGAATGTGGCTGGCACGGCCAGCGCCGTTACGTTGTACTGATTGGAAGCGTCAGAAGTTGGCGTTACGGTAGAAGCACTTGTTACAGACGCAACCGCAGTCCTCAAGTACGCCGTCAGAGTCAAGCCGCCATTGAATGTGGCATTCGCCCCATTCCAGTAAGCTCTCGGGTTCCCATCGCCATCGGAAAGAACGATGTAGTTGCTGGAAGTGCGGATATCAAGACCGCCTTGATTTCCCGTATAAGAGCCGAGAATACAGTTTTTTGCCCCAGTAGTTATGGCAGAACCGGCACTAGCGCCAATTGCAGTGTTATTGTCGCCTGTGGTGCTCACATTTAGGGCGGCATAGCCGACTGCAACGTTAGTGCCGCCGGAACTGTTGGTAGCCAGTGCAAGACTCCCAAATGCAGTATTTCCGTTACCCCCATTGTTGCTCTGAAGCGCGTCATTGCCAACTGCGGTGTTGTTGTTGCCACTAGTGTTGGATAAAAGCGCATCATTGCCAACTGCCGTGTTTTGTGACCCTGCGGCATTGGCCGATAAAGCACTAGCACCAACTGCGGTATTGGAACTCACCGCACCAGCGCCACGGCCAACATTGATCCCGTGGACGTTAAGAATATTACTTGCAAATGTTAAATTTGCCGACTGCCCGACCGCACTGGAGGAAGAGGCGTAAAACAATTGCCCGGAAGCAAATGATGTAAGCCCCGTGCCACCGTTAGTTGTGGCAAGCGTCCCGGCAACTGTCACCGGGCCTGTCGTTGCAGTGCTCGGCGTTAACCCCGTTGTACCAAAAGAAATTGAATTGGACGCCGTTGCGTTACTAGCAAGAAGTTGAACCACGCCACTGCTGTCCTTGTAGTACAGCTTGCCATCCGCGTAATTTAGCGCAAGTTCAGCACCCGATGCGCTACTGGTCAAATTCGCAGGTAAAGGCACGTTGGACGCAGTGCCAGATGCGTAAATGAGCAGGGGCGTGTATCCAGTCTGGGCCATGATTTACCTCACTTTTGATTAGATATTAGAAATGATTTCGACCTTTTCAACCGCAACAAGTCATCCAATGCTTGCAAAACGGTCTCTGGCTCAACAAATTTATTGGGGTCATGTTCCACGAACTCCCACCACAAAAATTGGTTCTCATGTAGACAGTCCCTGCTCTTGAGAAGGTTCACGTTCTCAGGGTGCCCATAAATCAACGGATCAGACACCGACCAAAGAACAATTCCCTTTTTTCCCTCATCCCAGCCCAGGTGCTGAAAAAAACTGTCGCACGCAATCCATGTATCACACTGCCTGATCAACTCACGCAACTGCTGGACGGACAAGTCCCTCCTGAAGTCGGGAACGAGCTGCCGTTCTCCAGTGATTCCGATTTGAATGATCTCATCATCTATCATGGGGATCAACTGCTCCCAGAACGGGTAATTCTTGGGATTTTGCTTTCCGCTCATGAGAGCCTTGGAGTACGGAGAAATCAAGATCATGCGTACATCCTCCTGTACGCCCCCTCAAGATTTCCCCTCCACTTCCACTGATCCATCTTGCCGTATACGTTAAACATGTCAATGCTGCCAAACAGCGACTGCGCCTCTGCAATCGACCGGCAAGGCACTATCTCTGGATAGCAACCAAAGATGACTGGATTTTCGATTTCAGGCAGAACATGAGTGAACACAATGTGATCGCCCATGCCGCAGTTGAGCACGACAATCGTCTTGTCGCGATGAGCCAGGAAATTTTGGAAGATTTTTTCGTCTTGCTCGTATAGTTTTTGGTTCGTCTCACTGCGGATACCACCATGCGGGTTTTTCAGATGCCATGTCACAGCATCAGGCACCACCAGAACCTTGTATCCTTTCTGAAACAGGCCGTATGTGAACAATGTCTCTTCCCTGTGCGCCACTCTAGATAAACCCGTGTTGTAGTCATACACACCGGCACGATACAAGAACGTGCAATGCAAATGCTCTACCTCTTGCACTCGGTTGATATAAGACCACTGAATGTTCGGCTCGGAATTGATCATGTCAATCCGTCCGGTTGCCTCAATTGGCTTGGGACCAAATGGTTTGGTCAGAACAGACCCACCAATAGCGCCGACATCGTTTGCAATGTGCTTGCAAAGATTCTCCAACACGTTCGGCTCGGGAATAGCGTCATCATCTACACGCCAAACCCAATCAAAACCCATTCGATTTGCAATCTGATGGTTGTGATGCTGGCCTTTTTTTGCCGCAAAGAGCCACTCCCAGGCAATGTTCTTCTCTTGCAAAATCTGAAAGAAGTGCGAATAGATCAATTCTGATCGCACATCCTGCGGCTCGTCGTTGTCGTCAAAGATGACGAGCTTATCAACAGGCCGAGTTTGCATGATGATGGCCTGCAGCGCCAGGGGCAGCGTACTGTTATATCGCCCCCTGGTGGAAATTGAACAAAGAATTTTAGTCATTTGTCCACCGGCAAATCATCAAGTTCAAACGGTTTGCGTCGCTGATAGGGTGAGCTATCGGCAAAATCTCTCCGGCCTCGTTGATGTAGTTAAACTCAAAACCGGGGAAGTGGCTCTCATTGAGCCCATGCAACTTGTGGTACGGCCCCCAAAACCCAACAGGCTCATTCATAGGCACTGTAATCATCAGTCGCTTGCAGTGTTTTTTCAGGCGCTCTACGACCTCAAGACCATTGTCAATATGCTCAATAACTTCGAACGCCACTATCGAATCATACTGCTCAAGAGGAAACTGATTTATGTCTGCATTGAAGAACTTGGTGTGCTCACCCCAGCCCTGTTCTTTTGCGACCTCAACAATGATCGGGTCATAGTCCACACCCGTGTAATCAATGTCTTGCGGGAAGAATTGTGTTCCGTAACCGTTCGAGCAGCCAATCTCCAGAACTTTCTTGCCGATTAGATTTTCATTGGCCCACTTGTAACGGGTTACTTCCCGAGGGTATACATGGTCGCCTTTTAGAAAAACCGCTCGCTCCCAATAATTGGACAGTCGCCACCGATACCACTCGAAATTGTACTTTTTGGCTAATTTCAGGCTGTTCCGCAAAAAGATATTGTCCCAACCCTTCACCAAGTCGGGGTCGTGCATCGTGCCTTCGCCCTTATGGTAAATAGGGAACCACCCTGTGTATTGTGTACCATCCCACGTTTTAGAGAGCGCCTCCTGCACCTCAAAACCGGCCTTCTCTGCCTCAATACAGAACTCGGTGTCCTCACCACCACCAACCCCGTATTCCTCGTTCAAAAGACCAATGGCGTCAAAAACTTTGCGGTCAACCATCACACAAAAAAAGACTGCGAAATCACGCCCCGCTGGCTCCGACGCCCCCTTGATAACACACGATATGCCGCATTTTGGGTTTTCCTGGAACGGCTTTTCAAACAACTCCAACCAGCAAGTCTTGGGTTGCTCTAAGAACAGCGTGTCATTGTTCAGAAGAACAATGCGCTGCCCGGTCGCAACCTTGATGCCCTCGTTGGTGGCTTTTGCATACCCAAGCGGCTTGTCGTCCCAGACCACCTTGAAGTGACTGGAAAACCCAATTGCATCAAACTGATTCTTGAGAGATTGCAAGTACCAAAATGTATTGTCAGTGCATCCGTTGGCAGAGATGACCAACTCAACATCGGTCAAGTCTGTCCACTTAAAAATGGAGTCAAGGCACGGCTTGAGGTACTTGTCGCAGTTGTTGTACGTTGGGATGACGATGCTATATTTCATTAGAACGCGCCTCCTGCAACGCCGCCCGTTATGGCGTTTGTCGTTCCATTGTAAGTCAAGCCGCTATTGACAAGCACAGATTGACTGCCTGTTGTGCCTGTAACAAAAGTCAAATACGCGGTGGTTGCTGTGCTGGTGGAAACAGTGACTGTTGTGGGAGGTGCTCCAGAAAATCCGCTCCATCCAGAAGTGCCGCTAAACCCAGAAAAACCAGATGTGCCTGAAAACCCAGAAAGACCGGAGCCAGAAAAACCACTGACGCCTGATCCAGAAAATCCAGACTGGCCCGAGAAACCGGAAATGCCAGAAAATCCGCTCCATCCAGAAGTGCCGCTAAACCCAGAAAAACCAGATGTACCTGAAAACCCAGAAAGACCGGAGCCAGAAAAACCACTGACGCCTGATCCAGAAAATCCAGACTGGCCCGAGAAACCGGAAATGCCAGAAAATCCGCTTATCCCTGATCCAGAGAAGCCGGATCGCCCTGAGAACCCGCTGATGCCACTGCCTGAGAACCCGGATCTGCCTGAAAAGCCTGAAAAGCCTGAAAAGCCTGAAAAGCCGCTGATGCCACTGCCTGAGAACCCAGATCTGCCTGAAAAGCCTGAAAAGCCGCTGATGCCCGATCCGGAAAATCCAGAAAATCCAGAAAAACCAGAGATCCCAGAAAAGCCTGAAATACCAGAAAAGCCTGAAATACCAGAAAAGCCAGAAAAGCCTGAAATACCAGAAAAGCCAGAAGTGCCTGAAAAGCCTGAAGTGCCTGAAAAGCCTGAAATACCAGAAAAGCCAGAAGTGCCTGAAAAACCACTTATTCCTGATCCAGAGAAGCCACTTATCCCTGAACCGGAGAATCCAGATTCTCCGGAAAACCCGCTGAACCCAGAAATACCGGAAATGCCAGAAAAACCACTGATTCCGGAAATGCCAGAAAAACCACTGATTCCGGAAAACCCGGAAATACCGCTAAACCCAGAGATTCCAGAAAAACCGGAGATACCACTCCCGGAAAAACCTGACGTTCCAGAAAATCCAGACACCCCGGAGAATCCGGAAATACCGCTAAATCCAGAAATTCCTGAGAATCCAGATATGCCGGAAAAACCCGACGTTCCAGAAAATCCAGATATTCCAGAAAATCCAGATATTCCAGAAAATCCGGATATTCCAGACCCGGAAAATCCGGAAACACCTGAAAAACCAGAATCGCCACTGAAACCTGAGACACCAGAAAAGCCGGAAATCCCGGAAAACCCACTTACTCCCGAAAACCCAGATGTGCCCGAAAAGCCCGAGATACCAGAAAAGCCGGAAATTCCAGAGAAGCCAGACTCGCCCGAAAAGCCCGAAATTCCAGAAAACCCCGATTCACCACTGTACCCGGAAAGACCTAATCCAGAAAAACCTGAATACCCAGAAAATCCGGAAAATCCGGAAGCACCAAGGGCATTAGACCAATGCCCGCTGACGTAGCCTTCATATTGATTCGTATCTGTATTGAAACGAATTTGTCCATCACTACCAGCAGGACGTTCTGCTGTGGTCCCTTTCGGCAGTGTAACCGCCTCGGTTCCCGGCAAAATTGGATTGAGCGCGAAACTGATCGTTGGGTTGCCACCAGCGCCATTACCGTTGGCCACAGAGATCTGATCTGCAGTTCCAGCAATCAGCACGCCGCCCGCAGTTGACCCGTTTTGAAAAGCCAGCAGCCCAGTTCCACCAACGTTCGCCATGGCTGCAGCCAGCCCAGCAAGTGAGATCGTGGGATTGCCTGCAACGCCGTCGCCATTGGAGATGGCCAAACCTGCGCCGGTGACAGCAATACTGCGGCTTGTAACCGCGCTGGCAGATGTCTTAGCAATAATACCGGTGCCGGCAAGCTCCAACGAGCCCGCCGCGCCATTAAGCGTGATTCTATAAAACGCTTGCGGGCCACCATCAACTAAGCCAAGACCGGTACTTGTAGACAGATATCGACTGTTAGGTAACGTCGTTTCTTGTACCAGAGTGAGGAAAGTCTGTTGCTGATTCGGAGCGCTAGCGATAGCAGAAGTCGTAGCACGAACCGTTTGACCGTTCTGAACGATTGGTACCGACTCTGTTCCGGTAATCGGGCCAGCCGCAGGTAGTTGGGTGATTGTTACGTTCGGCATATCACGGCTGTATTTCTAGACCGTCTAGATTACCGTCATTCTGCGGAATATTCGTGTTCTGCTCCGGAGAGAGAACCGCCCCGCCGTAAGGCTCACCGGCAGTCAAATTGTTGGGATCTAAAGCGACTGAGACATCAGGTCTCGGAAATCGAATATTGATTCTTTCCGTCTTGCGAGCCGCCAAACGGTAGGGGTCGAATTGATCGGCACACCCTTGATCGCACACTTGAAGGCCAGGAAAATTGGGGTCCGACCTCATCACAGCGTGAGGCCTTTTCATCTTGCACCTGTCGCACACCGCAATCGCGATGTCCGAATAACCCAAAGTGTCAAGGAAAATCGGCATAGTTTACCTCGTGTACACGCTAATATTGGGTGCAAAATAAATCGGCGATTTGTCTCTTTCCTCGACCTCGGCAAGAACAAGGTATTTTTCGGCTTGCTCTTCAAGATACTTGATCCGGGCCAAATCCACACTGGGAAGTTCCTGAGACATCTGATGGGCCAGCATGCATTGTATAGCCAGGAACCAACGTTGGGGGATCTCCAATTCTCCGTACAAATCGCCGACATCCATGATCTGGCGCGAATACCAGACAGTCATTTGAACAAACGGGTCAGACGGCACCGGCCACAAATAAATCTCGGGCTGAGGAATAGTCCTATTGAACCAATACTGAAATGGTTGGTTCGCTGTGAAATTCTTATTGGGCAGATTCGTGTAATCGTCTCGGTTAAGACGAGCCATCGTGATTTCAGTAGAATTGTTACCGAAATAAAGTTCGCGTAACGATAACGTATTGCCACCGGTCTCGCGAATTCGGTAAAACTGCACCGTCTGGCCAGCCTCAATGTCGTACCAAAGCCACTCATTATTCACCCAAGCTGTGGCTCCAGGCGCGAGTAAGGTGCTCCAGGTGATCCCATCAACTGAGTACTCAAAAACGACATTGAAATTACCCGATACTCCAGGTAAGACACCAATCGAACCTACATAAACCGGATTGTTAGTGCCGTAATCTACGGCGATGTTTCCATTCGTGCTTGTCTGAGTGCAAATCGTGTCGGTATTCGAATCGAAAGCATTAGCCACGATGCCGCCCGCACTACTGGCATAACCGCCAGTGCTGTTCGGAGTAGGGCGATTCATCCTACGATACAAGGCCTGGAGAACGTCGTTCGATCCTAAGGGCAGCTTGTATACGTAATTGTCGGCTTGCAGCCCGAACACCTTTTTGTCAATCGCCCAGTACTGAATACCAATATTGATGAGGTTGCTGAGGAGAAAAAACAGGGATTCCTTCGCGCTCAAAAGCTGTTCTGACGTCAACTCTTCAGCCATCTTCCCGCATCGACGTGCCCCGTGATCAATCAGGGTCTGCACGGGAATAACGGTGGTACCTACTGTCCCAGAATAAGCCATTTTGTCCTCACCACCCGGGGCAATTCCACCGCTTCATGGACGCGCGAGACCGACTACCCTTTTCGCTTTTTTCTGCGACCGCACCCATTCTGGCGCAAAAGGAATCTCGTCGTGCTCCGCCTTGAGGCTGTGGTGCCTTCAGTTTAGATCCGGTCTCTTTATTATACTTCGCACGACCCTTGGCTGTCAAACCCGCACCGCGTTCCACAGGCATCTTCTCACCCCTGCCGATACTTAGGGCCACACCACCGCTCTTCATGCGCTCCGGAAGGCTTCCGTAGGCCTTCCTGCCCCTATTAGAAGAGGTGTATTCGGCGGCGACGTCCTGCTTGATGCCTACCTTCCTGCTGAACTTAGGGTCGTTCTCTGCCGCTTTCATCAGGCGGAACTGAGCTTTCGACTTCGCAGGCATGGTCAACCGCAGAAAATTGTCACTGCGGCAGCTGCTGGCAGAGTAACGTGGATATTGGTGCTGAAACGAATTCCGTTGCCCGGTATCAAAGTAGAAAACGGGTTTGTTGGTGAAGCAGAAATGTTGACTCGCAAAAGCACAGTGCCGGATGCACCGCCATCGCGGAACACTATCTCCCCAGCCGTGCCACCGGTCAATAGCTGATACCCGGCAAGATTCGTAGCACCAGCGTAAATCACACCAGTTGCATCCCTGTGCGCCGAGAACACATTCGTCAACGTTGACATTTAACTCTCCTAGAAAAATGGGGGCCGAAGCCCCCATTATCAACACTCTTCGTTTTTAACTCTGCCGCCACGTTTGAACGTGCCGGATAACTGGCTAATCGCCACAGGTTTAGACGGAGCTTTCTTTGGCATTGCTACGGCATGGCCGGAGTTGTTAACTGCGCCCCCCGTAGCAAAATGCTTTTTTGCAGCACCACCCTTCTTGTAGCCGCCAGCGTTACCAAGTTTCACATCGCCGGTAGGAGCTGAATTGGTGTCGGGTCGAGCTTCAACCACTTTCGTGGTTTTGCGATTCATAGTCTTGATGATACCACCAGACTTGAACCCGGCTTGACCATTCACCACACCACCGGTCTTGTACTCGGCAGGCTTAGTGGACTTCATCACACCACCGGTCTTAAGGCCTTTGTGAGCCTTGGACGCGGGGGAAGCGGCGTGCTTCGTGAGTTTCTTGTCCACCTTCTTGATGGCACCCATCTCGGCTTTATGCATAGCCGGAGTTTCCACCTCTCCACCCTTTTTCATGGGAGGCATAGCCTGCATCGGAGGCGCAGGAGGCATCGCAGGGGGCCGACGCATCATCTTCTTCGCGGCCATAGCACGAGCAGCAGCGGGGTTGCCCATAGGCGGCGTAATCGGGCTGCGACCAGCCAGAGCACCCATAACCCCACCATCCATTTTACGAACAGGGGCTCCCTCCTTCTGCGCACGCTTGTGGGTTGCGGACCCACCAGTCTTGAGTTTAAGCTCAACACTGGGTTCAGTGGTCTGCATCTTCACCATCGGTTTAAATTGGCCCATGATGTGCCTCCTTAAACTTTCTGAGCATACACAACGGTCAGACGAACAATCGCCTGGGTCGTGCTGATCGTGCCGTCGGGATCAACCGTGATGACAACGGATTGGTTGGTTCCAATATTCGCCATCGCCGCCAGTTGGGCTGCAGTAAAAGTCAAAGCCGCACGACCACCGGCAAAAATGTCGGTAGAAGACACATATTGTGTCCCTGCCGCAGCGGTGCCAATAGTCATCGCAATCGCGGTCGCAGTACCACCCCCCACGACCCCATCCTGAACCGTATCTACATAAAAGTCGATGATCTGGGACGAAGCGGGGAGAGTCAGAGTCGCGCTAGTTGCGGTTCCTGCGGTTGCGGTCGTGACCGTGGTAGTCTGGGTCAAGACCGTGAAACCGCCGTCAACGGTATCGGTCAGAGTTCCAGAGCCAGCACGGACAGTGCTACCAAAGTACGTTTGTGCCATTGTCTTTCTCCTTAATGGAGCAGGGGCCGAAGCCCCCACTTAGGTTTAGACGCCGGGAGTACCGTACATCGCACGAGGATCAGTGAAGCCAACGTCGTAACGCTCGGTGGCCTTGTAGCGCATCGAGTCAGTTTCGAAATCGCCTTCCATGGTCTTCTCCATAGCGCGACGCATCATCAGCTTCATACCCTCGGGAGCGTCGGTCTGAACCCACCATGCATTGGCGTTGGTCAGACGGGACAGAACAGCGGCACCCTCATCCAGCAAGCCAATAGACTTGACGGGGTTGATGTCGTTGTTAGCCGTACCAGCACGCAGCACCGATTTGAGCAGCACTTCGGCCTGGAAGACGTTGCCAGGAGCGACCACCAGTTGGCGGGGCACCAGACGAATCTTCTTGCCGTTGTTGTCCACAGCCTGACGGATCTGAATGAGCATTTGCTCAAGCGAAGTCTGCGACAGGTTAGCTGCGGTGCTCAGCAGGTTACTGAAAGTACCGTTGACGATCGGGTGCGAAGCGCTGTTAAGCTGCACACCGTCGCCGCCAGGATACGAGGCGTTGAAAGCGCGGTTCAGCACGTTGGCCGACAGCGTTTCCTTGGTCTCGATCATGGATTGCGCCAAGTGCTTGGCGTACACCTGACCAATACGAATATGATCGCCGTCTTCCACCAACACTTTGGTCAGCGCGAAGGCCAGACCGTACACGTTGTAAACGTAGCGCTTGAGGAACAGCACACCGCCCTGCTGATAAGTCACCGGAGTGCCATCAGGCAGTTGGGGAGCGGCACCAAACCCATACAGGACGGGTTCTTCGTGGTAGTTACGCGGGATGCCGTTCTCTTCGCGGAAAACGCGAGACCATTCATCCTTGCGTTGCTCGTACACACCATCAAAACATTCGTTCAGAATCGGTTCAACGATCGAACGAAAGTCTGTACTTCTCATCGGAGCAGCCATGATTTACCCCCTTAGATGGCGTTAACGGACGCTTGGAACTGCGCCTCGTTGATGGTTGCGCGAACAATCGTGAACGCATCGCCCCAAGCATTGTCGGGGTACGGGGCAAGATCAACGATCCGCATCTGAGCACTAGCACCAGCACCGGCCAAAGTGGTCGAGATGGTGCACTGCGACAGACCAGTGACGTTAGAACCTGCGGTGGTAGCACTTAGATCGGCTTGATCACCGATAGAGGTCTGCGCCAAAGAGCCGTCTGCCTGAATTTCGTACACGATCAGAGGATCATTGTAGAAATAGGCCACACACGAACCAGTCTGGTATGCCGTGTTGGCAGGCCAATAGTTCGAGACGCGACGACGACCAGTGGTGTCGGTCCACTCCACGCCAGCAAAAGCGCCAGCAAAGCGATCGCCAGCGGCTGCTGGCTCGATAGTACCACCGGTTACGTATTTGACCGGTTGGCCCTTGAGAATGTCCGAGGAGTACCCCGAGACGATACCGCCAGCCAGCGCTTGAGCGCGATCCAAACCGGAGGGGTGGAAAGCGGGACGCAGACCGAACGGTGCATTTGCAGAAGACATATTAGTTTCTCCAATACAGTTCGAGATCCGTCAGGTAAATACCGGAACGGGCATGGTTTGGTCAAGCTGACTCATCCCCTCACCTTCAACCATACCAAGCGGACGACCTTTACTATCCCGAGGTCCCATGTTCTCAATCTGCGTGCGGATTTTGTCCGCTTCATCCTGGGGAGCGAAGTGATGCAGCTCTTCCATGATTTGCTGATAGAGTTCGTTCGGGAGCTTGTACAAAAGCATCTCGTTGCATGCCACGAATCCAGCGTGTTCTCCGGCTTTCACTTTGTAGTTTTCAAAGCCCGGAACTTCTTCGATCGCGACGGGGGTGTACCCCATGCGGAGACGTTTGTGGATAGGATCGTACCCGTTAGTGGTAGAGAGCCAAGTAAGATGATAGCCCGGAATATCGGGCGGCTTGGGGAGGGATTCTTGAATCCACTCGTTCCGGAACATCCTGCGACGCTCCTGCTGGCTTGCTAATTCATCACTGGCGGCTCTACGATCTTGCGTAGCGCGAGAGTCCCGGCCACCAGCGGTGAGATCTTTTTTGATGCGGTCGTCTTTCATAATCAGCTCCTATTCGTATTCATACGGTCATACTCAGCGTACTTGCGGATCATCTTGTTGCGCTCGGAGACATTATCCCACCGACCCGCTTCCTTGATCGCTCGAACGCGCTCAGGAGACAGACGGAACTCCGACCCCTTCGGGGTGCTTTGAGATTCACGTCCAGATCCAGTTACCACCGTCTTTGGCCTTCTAGGTGCTTGTGACGACCTTTCATCACTGGTACCATTATAACGGTGCGGCAAATATTTTGTCAATCTATTGTCCAACTCCTCCCAGTACTCGTCACTCGTCGGGTCCCAGCCTTCCTCGACAAGACTCTCGTCGATTTTGACCGCGACGCGGCTATCCGTGTCTTTCCCGTTGGGGTCGTACCAATCATTTCGGGCCATCCAGTCGCCCGCCAGACGCTTGAGTCGGGGATCGGGGGCTTTCGGGACCGCCGAATTGGTCGCCGTGGACACGGCCTTTTTCTTGAGTGCCTCCAAAGCCTCGACCTGACGACGGGCGTCGTACCAAGACTCTTGCGCCTCAGCCAGACCAGTGCCGTCGGCCATTTCGGTCGACTCCTTAATCTTCATCTTGGCGTATTGCAGGCGCACATGAGCATCTTCGATCGCCTTGTCCAGCCGCGCCTGATCCGCTCCAGCAGTCCTCTTTTCAAGAACTGCCAAACGCTCGGCCATCTGGTCGTTTTGACGCTTCAGAGTGTTGATCAGCGTATTGCTCTCGCTCATCCGAGCCTTCTGGAGCTTCTTCTTGAGGAATCGCTCCTCGCGTCGAGCCTGTCGGATCGCATCTCTCTCGGGGTCTGACCCCGCCGAGCCGCCCCCATCGGAGTCCGAACCACCAGAATCGTCGTCGGCGTCGTTGTCGACGTCTTCGTCCCGGTCTTGGGTGTCTCCGGATTGGTTCTGGGAAGTATCTCCGGTATTCGGAGCAGTCTCGCCCTGCGGCATAACCACTGTCGCGGACCCGTCGGACGCCTCCGATACCTGCAATTCGAGTTTCTCTGTGCTAGTCATAGGAATGCCTTCACTTTCAAGGGATCACCAGTGACTTTTGCAATCACTTCGTGGTCATTAAAAATGCTGAAAAGCGCGTTGCCTTTGGCACCGTCGATCTCGAAAGGTACTTCCCAGCGGTCGCCGCCCCATTTGGGCATCCGCACATAATCTCCGACGGCGATCCAGTTGCCTTCCGGCCATGGCTCCATCGTGTCACGCTTTTTGAAAGCGAGTGGACCAATCGAGATCACCTTCGCGACCTGCGTGTTCCACTTCTCGGTTTCCTTCGTTTCCTCAGGCAACACAATTCCCGATGCGGTGACTTTATCGCGAACGGCACGCCATTGCACGAGAATACGTCCACCTACTGGCAGAGCACCGGGATTCACCTCGGGAAATGCTTCCCGCAGCGCGGCTTCATTCGAAGCATCCGGCATAAGTTCAATTGTCAATTTCGTCTTCCTTTAGAAGATTGTTAAGGATTACCAGAGCTTCTTCAAGCCCTTGGTGCTGTCCTACCAAACGCTGGTAGGTTTCGAAGTTAACGGCGTGACCATTAACTAACGATTGCGCGATTGCCGCTTTGCGATCTTCGATAGCACCGATGAAGTCGCTGACATATCGCATTATTTCTTCTTCGCCTGCATGAGTGCGCCCACCTTGGGCTTGCTGCTGGAGCTGCTTTTGGGCTGCTCTTTGGCACCCATCGAACTGCCGTCGAGCCGAGCGCCCATAGCGATTCGTTTATGCAGGTTCACGTCTTGACCCATTTGATCACTGTTCGATGTAGCCATTTCCTTCTCCAAAGGTTCGTTGAGCGCTTTCCAGCGCGGCAATAGCAGTTTTTTGCTGCTCATTTCTCAAGAGCGAAGCGTCATTCGACAGTTCGGCAGTCTTGATTCGTTCGTCAGTCAGATTATCAGCCGCATTCGTGGCGATCTGAATCTGCATTTTGCGATTCTCTTCGAGCATGTCGGCCTGAAGCTTCGCTTTGGCGTGTTCCGCGTCCATCTTGTCTTTGGCCGCACGCCTCTCGGTCTCCGCCATCGACGTCTTGAGGATAACTGAATCGGCTCCATCCATTTTGGGCTCGGGCTTGAACTTCCGAGCGACCTCGATGAGCTTTTGAAGTGCTGGTGCGACCTTCTCGAACGCTTCCTTCGTGTCGATATCAGTGTGCTGCGATGCCACCGCGAATAGCTTGTCGATATCTCCGGTGATCCCTGGGATGTCGTAATCCTCGATCTTCTTGCCCAACGACTGCTCGACATAGCCGTTCATGTGGCCCAGATACCAGAGAATCAGATGCTGCTTGAAATGCTCCAGAAACATCGGCATGAAAGACGGCGCGATGATAGGCAAAGAGCCCAACATCGGGTTCAGCGCGAAGTCCAAATGCGCCTGAATATGCGCCAGTTGGTTCTGGTGCGGGTATGCAAATGCTGCGCGACCAATCGCCATCGCCGCATTCTCGTCCGCTGCGTTTCGCTCCTCCGGTTCCGCCAGCGCTGGCATCAATTCAGTGGGGTTTTGCACCTTCATCTGCTTGATAACCCGCTGCAGCACAGCCCTGCGGTCGAATTGATCCGGGAATTTCTCCATCAGAGCGAGCACAGCCTGATTCTGCGCAAAACGCTGAGTCTCCGAGAATATGTGAGGGTCGCTCACCGGGATCACGTCGGTGCTTCGATTGAAATCCTCGCGCTTGATCGGCAGTTCCTGCACGATGTCGCCCTTGGACATGTCGTCCAAGTACCAGCGGTTGATGCGCTGAAGGATCTTCAGAACACGCGATTGGGATGCATGAAGTCGCGCATGAATAGCGGAAAATACCGCTGCACCCTGCTCGATGAGCGCTTGAGTGGTCCCGACGGGGGAATTGGACGTCACGTCCGCGATTTTCTCCTCGCTCGTGGTCACGACACCCTTGGCTGCACTCGTCAACCACCCCAGAAGCTGGAAAAGTACCGGCGATGGCGGATTAAAGGGCATCGGCATAGCGATCTTGCGCACGTCGTCGACCCCTGGAGCACCCTCGATTTCGGCCACCTGAGTCACTTCAACCTGCTGGGATTGCCCCGAAATCTTCGCACCCTTGAGCTTGAGCATTGTGGCAGCATTGTTGATATGCGCCGAATCCAGAAGAGCACGCAGGGAGCCGGTGAGAGCCGCCGAAAGACCGCCGATGAGGTGCGGCAGACCAATCGCGTAGGCTCCACGCCATGGGATGAACTTGAATTCGACCACCCATTCGAGTTTCGCACGGCTTTCGTCACCCTCTTCCCAATTGCGATACAGCCCGACGACCTCACCGGTCAATTCGTCGATCATCAAAATGTAGGGCGCGACCTCGCCATCGGTACGGGCGTCGTCCTCCAGAGCCATGTTCACATAGCTATGGTACACTCGGCGCAACCCGTCTTGATTCTCTTCGAACGTTTTACCTTCGATCTTGTTGTTCGCCTTCTGCGATGCAGTCGGCTCGGGTTCCATCGCCGCGATCCCGATATCGACGTCGATATACAAGCCCGACCCTACGCGATCCTCGAATTCCTCGGCAGTGATGTCCTGCTGTTCAGTGGCGCGCTGCGCGGTATAAAACGACGTCGCTGCGAATGGCAGCAGTATGTTGTCCACCGGGATGAACTCGGCGCATGGCCGTTTCTTGCGCTCGTCGTACCAGAGCTTGAGGTACTGCGACCCTCCGAGCGGCAGTTGGGTAAGCAATTGCTCCTGCTCGTCGCGGAACTCCTCGATCTGCTCGGTCAACTGCCAATTCATCCAGTCGCGCTTGCGTTCGGCCCGAAGCGTCGCCTCTTCCTCCTGCTTGCCCAGCACTTTCGTGCGCACTGGACCATCTGGTGGAAATAGCTCTTTGATCGCCCGCGACTCGAAATCAATGCAGGCCTCGGCCATGATCGGATGCACCACCTTCGATGCACCCTGGAAATTAGCACCACCGGGCGCGTCGTTGCCCAGACCCGTGCGCTTGAGACCCTCTTCGTACTTCTTGTCTCGATCTTTACGCGCCTCCCGGTCCTTTTCGATTAGTTCCAGATACTTGAGCGAGATTTTCCCGAGCTTGTAGCCGTCGATCTTCTCGGCTAGATTCGAATAAAAATCGTCGTCCTCCATCGGACCCTTGAACTCGTCCATTCGCACAATAGCCGAGCCATCGGGCTGCTCCTCGACCTCCGCGAATTCGTCGTCCAGGTCGAACAGAATGCCCTCCTGATCCTCAGGTCCCTCGGGTAGTTCGGTTTGCGGTTGTGGGAATTCAGTGGCCATAATCACTTTCGTTATCGACCGCGATCGTACATCAAGTCGTAAATCGACTCGTCACCCATGCGCAGCCGTCTTAGTTCATCGTCGGATTTAATATACCCACGTTCAAACAACGTCTCGATCTCGTCATCCCAAACGTCTTTGGCAAATCCTTTCGCACCACTATAAGTTAACGGTGCTTCGCGCTTGACCTCTCGCATGGCAGAACGCAATGCAAAGGGACTCGCATCGCTGGGTAAATTTGGCGCTATTAGGTTGCGCATCGTCTCAATAGGTCTTTGCAGATCACCGGGTTCGATCGTCGAATTCACATACGGGTCGGACAGCATTTGAAATGAGTCTTCGATTTCGTACCGATCGGCCTTCGGGAACATACTTCGCACAGCCGCCACAGCTTGGCGCTCACTGAGTCCTGCCTCCACAGCTTTCGCTATCGCTCCCATCATGCTTAGCGGCGAAGGTGCGGCGGTAGCAGCCTGCACCACAGGCTTGACCAAATTGCTGACGCTAGGCACTGGCAATGCGCCTGCGGGCAGCATACTCTGCACAGCTTGCGACCCTGCGGCCTGGAGCAGTGTGCGACGCGACATGGGCGTTTCGACGATTGACCGCAAAGTCGATTGTGTCTTGCCTGCATCGGGCGATACCGTCGTGGTCCGCTCGGTAAGCGCCGGGGCTTGACCCTCCCTCGCGTATTTCTTTTCGAGCTTGTCCAGTGTCGTGTCGTCGATCTTGGCCAGCGGCATCGATTTGGACTCGGGCAAACCGAAAAAGCCACGGCGCGACAGGTTCACCGGTTCTCTTTGCGCGGTCTTGGTGCCCCGCACGAGCATTTCGTCCGCCATTTGCTGCGCGGTCTTCTTGACGCGACCACCGGCCTGATAAGCCTTATTGCCAGGAAACACCACAAGCGCGTCACCCACGGGTGCGCCAAAAAACATGCCCTGGCGCATTCCGACATCACGGGCTACCGCGCTGTCGTATCCTCGCCGCTGCAATTCGCGAATCATCTCCGCAATCTGCTCCGGATCATGCAGATTCTCGTCGAACGCTGATGCTGGTGTATAGCCTAATCTCTCATTGTCGGGCACATATCGGCGCGAAGCCGCCCGCACCAAACGCTCAGGCGCAGGTCGCGATACCTGAGGCTTGAGCTGCTGCAATGTAGCATCCGGCACTCCCTTTACATCGACATAGGACTCTGCCATCTCGCGAATCGGCGTCATATACAGCGGTCGATTGATCGTCTCGCCTCTGCGGTAATTGCCGCCATGCCACAACTCAGCGGCTGCGACATCTCGCGCTTTCTGCATCGCGGATTTAGCCACCTTGCCACCGGCCTGGAATTTCCGCTTCCCGATCGATGGCGTCGCCACCGGACCCTTGTACTCGGGCTGCGCATGGGGTGCAAAATCCGCACGCCGCGTAGCAGTGCTGGGGTCGAACCTGCCTTCGCGCCGATTGGCCCGCATCTGCTCGATCACCGCACGACGAAGCTCGGGTGTGGGGAAACGCTGCTCGAACTCCTCGACCATGCGCCGCTGTGCCATCTCGGGCGTTTCACGTGAAACGGGCGTCGGAGGCAGCGGGCCATAAATGCGGCGCAATTGCTCGTCCTCGCCTGCATTGAGCCCGGTGGCACCCAGCCCCATGTAAATCGGTACCGCTGCGCGAAGACCAGTAAATGCCGACAGTATATCAGCGGGCTGCAGGTCCAGCGTTTTTGCGAGGTCTTCAAGTGCACCGGCCATAGTCGTAATTCCTTACTGCGCGTACGGGTTTGCCCGCTTGCCCCTGTCCTCGTCGTACTCTTCCTCCGGTACAGGGTCGAAATTGAGGAAACCCATGTCGCGCAGCAGCCGCAGCGCTTGCGTGGTCGTATCGGTCAGGTCATCGCGCTCGGCCTCGGGAAACGAGCAAATCTGGCTTACCAGCGGCTCGGCCCAATCGCGAGGCTCGCCCGGGTGCACGGTGGACTCGGGGATGTAAACGCGGCCATGCATGATGATGTTGGCCACCAAATGCAGTCGCTGTACCTTGTCGGCCTTGCCTGGGTTGTAGGCGCGGCACGGCACCCCAGCCCGCTGCAAATCCTGCAAGATGCTGATGCCCGAAGCCTTGTCCTCGACCAGCACCAAATCCGTCTTCTTGCCGGGTTCGCCGTAGACCGATTTGAACTCGTCGATGACCTTGGGGCGCAAGTCCGGGTAAGCCAAAAAGTCCTCCCAGCAGTCGATGAGCATCGCGCACATGGGGCGGTCGTCGCTGGGCTTGAAGATACCCCAAACGCTGCACGCGGTCGGATCGTTGATAGTCTTTTCGGTGTAGGCGCAGTCGTAGGACTGCAAAATATAAATAAACTCCGGCAATGGACGATCGGCATCCCATAGTCGGAACCAATCGCGCTTGACGATGCCATAGTCCTCGGGGTCGATCACCTCAGCGTAAAGCTCCTGGCGACCCAGCCGCGTGCCCTCGTACTGCGAGATGATTTCGTCGCGGAAAGTCGGCGCGAGGTTGTTGAAATTCTCGTGGGTCGTGCCAGTGGTAACCAGTACGCGGTCGTCGTCGAGCAGCCGACGGACGATGGGGATCGGCTTGGGCGTAGTCGTAATGCAAACCCTGGGCCTTTGCCCCAGGCGCAGGCCGAACATAAGGTTCGACCACATGTCCTCAACGTTGCGGAATTTCGCAAGCTCGTCGACCCAGGCCAAATCGTGCTGGGGTCCGCGCAGGGTCTCGGGGTCGTTGTCCGAATAGATAGTGGCGATCGCGCCATTGGGCCACTCGATGCGGCGTTTCGATGGGACAAACACCGGCTTGCACTTGGGGTGCGAGATGGCCAAGATGCCCGACTCGCCCTCGATCATGACGTCCCGGGCGTCACCCGCGTCCTCGGCGATTAGCGCGATGCGCGACGCCAAGCCTCGTTCCACGTGAAACCGGACGAACTCAGCACCGCAGCGCGTTTTGCCCCAGCCGCGACCCGCGAGGATTAGCCAGATCGTCCACATGTCACCGGGTGGTACGAACTGGTTCGGGCGTGCCCAGGTCTGCCAATCGTAGAAAAGCTCGATCGCCTCCTCGTTCGACAATTCCGCGATGAACTCCCGCAGATTTGACGGATCGACGAGATTTCGAGCTTTACTGGCTTTCCGCCTTTGCCCTCTGCTCAAGCCGCTGTGCAAGCCGGTCACGTAGTCCCTCGATGTTGACGTTGGAATCAAGCGATCCGCTGACGTTCATGTTAACGTCTTTCGCTCGGAATTTCGCATCGTAGCCCATGAGCGTGAACTGCAGCAGCCCATCACTATACTTTTTCACCGTGTCGCCCGTCTTGAGGCCTTGATGCACCAGAGGCTCGTCGTGTCCGACCACAGCACGCCGGTAAGCCTCAGCCCGCAGCGTGTCGATCATCTCCTCCTGGACCGCTTCCATAAGCGAATCGAACAACTTGTGGTCCTTTCGCCATTGGATCATCGTGGAACGATGTACGCCCGCTGTGGTGTACGCGTGCCGCATCGAGAATCGCGCCTCGGGCGGACCATCACGAAACTCAGCCAGGATCTGCAGCATTTTGTACGCTCGCGTCTCCTCGTGCAAACGGAGATCACCAATAGCCGCCACGGTCGGATCGTTACACGCGAGAGAATTAGGCAAACGCGAGGATTCGCTTGGTGGAATCCGCACGCGGTCGCGTCGAATTTCGCTCAGCAGCGTTTGAGCGGAAATCCCGGCACGGCGCTCGTACTCGGCAAGCGTTTCGGCACCAATCTGGTCCAGCGTGGTGAGGTCGTCCTTGAAAGCCATAGGGCGAATTAAACCACACATGGCACGGACGACACAACCCCGGGCTTTGTAGGCATTACAACTATCGAGAGTGACAAATCGATAGTCGGAAACTATTAACAATCGTGCGCGTACACGAGAGGGATCAGAAGAGTCCTAATGTGGTGCTGCAGCAACACTTGGCGTCTGAAGTGCCGCTCTCGTGTTCCATCGTTCCACGATGATGGAACGGCTCATGTAACGGCTTTTCCATTCGAGAAGAGCGTTTTGTTACATTGTTCCATCTCACATATACCCGAATTCAGATTTTCGTGACAAGCTCAACCCCCCGCGTGCGCATGTAACGATGTAACACCGGGCCTTTTTTCGAATGGGAGAGTTGTTACATTGGTTGTTACATTGCGATGTAACAATGGAACGCTTTGTGGGTTCCGCGCTGCCGACGATGGGCAAGCGGTGCCGCGTTGCACGGCACTCCGTAAATGTATCACACTCGGCGCAGCGCGTCAAGCACCTGCTCGCCCGTCGTATTTCGCTGCCCGCTCCACATTGCGTGCTGCAGCCACTCCTCCCGGGTCCATGTGTCAATCGTCTTTTCGACGTCCACTGCGCGGAACAGCACGAGCGTTTCGCTCTCCTCGATTTCGACCAACAGCGCGACTCGTCCGCAGTACAGTTCGTGCCGACGAGCCCAGGCCCGCTGGCCCGCAGTCCAGTGCGCCAGCCGCACGGGCGTCGAGGCTTTTTTGGGCCACGCGGGCAGCACTTTAAGCTCGACCCAGCCCTGCCACCCGAAGCAGGCCACGAACAGGTCCGGTACGTCGCGTCCCACCCGATTCTCGATTCGCTGCAGGTGAGCGAGGTGCCCACAGCGTCGGGCAAGCCAATCCCACAGGCGCTGCTCGGGGAGCCTCATCGCAGCACCTTTCGCAGGGCGTTGGCCAGCCGCATGCTGGCGACTCCCGGGTTCGGCGCGTCGCGCAGGATCGCCGGGTCAATGCCATGCTGGACACACAGCACTGTACGGGCATCCAGTGTCCGGTGCTCCTGCAGCAGCTCGTCCACTCGGTCCAGGGGTCGCTTGCTGCGCGAAGGGGTCGACGAGGCCCGCCGTGGGGTCTCCCTTGCGCTCTCGGCCTGGGGTCGGGGCTTGGATAGC